TTGGTTGCTTGGTTGCTTGGTTGCTTGGTTGTTTTATATATAAAAGGGGCTAGGGGGTTTTACCCCCCTAGCCTAGCTAAAACCGTTTTATTCGGTAGGGACAGGTTTTATTCCGCCCACTTTAATAGCATAAGTAATATCAACCGTACCTTGACCAGTAGAGAAAACTTCTTTAACCGTTTTACCTACCCAGCTTTTGTACTTAAGCGAGTTTTTTTCGCCTAGTTTAGCCGTATTACCTAGTACTATTTTAGCGTTTAAGTTATACTTAGTAGCTATTTTAAGTACCTTAGTAAGCCCTTTAGTTAATTACTATTAGCTAAATTTAAAGGGTTAATAATTAAGCTAATAGGTATATAATACGCTTATTAACTTAAAAGTAAATAGGGTAAAGTAAAATAATTAATAAATATATTAGTTATTATAAGGGTATAACTAAAAGTTATATAGGAAAAAAAGCATTTACTTTTTACTTAACTTATAGTAGGGGGGCTACCCCCCTTATAGCGTGCCTGCACCCTCCCACCCACCCATGTAGGATTTTAAGTCACATTTAAGTACAGATTTACTTTTCCCCATATACCCTATATCATTCGACGTTATAGAAGATGTTGCAAAAATTTTTTTGCAAAATTTTTTTACTTTTGAATTATGGCAGTAGTAGCAAACAAGACAAGTGTCCCAACAAATGATAGATCATTGCGTCAAGGCATCGCAGAATTCTTGGACTATAACAGTAATCCCGATAACCCACCAATCATGGCAATGGGTGCTGGCATATCTAAACCAGTAATAGAATTTATTATGGATGCGGTCCTTGGTTCAAGAAGAACAGATTTACCTACCCAAGCAACAACTCCAAAGAAAGGAGAGGCAGGAGCATCACGACAACCTGGAGGGTATATTGTCACCGACTCAACAGAAGATGCCAGAACTTATGCCAAACTAGGTTCTGGTGGAGACGTAGATCCAGATTACGGTCAATTTTACGACGTCAGGGTAAACCCAGAAGGAATTGAAAACGTACTAAATCTTGATAGGTCTACTATAGATATGTTAAGAAGAATTAGGGGTTCAGGACCAATGGACTACAGAGCAACAGGCGATCAAAGAACAGCAGATGATATATTGAGATTTTTAGAAAATCAATCAGCATACAATGTTCCCGACCTGTTCTCTAGAAATATGGCAGATGCTTTAAAAAGAGAAGGAATAGGTGGACTAATGTTTCCAACAGAAAGAGGCACAGGACTTATACCTTCTCCCACTAGAGGAATAATTAGCTACCAAAAACCTGTTTACCTTACACCAATTGAACAAACTCAAAATATAAAACGACAACAAGAAGCTGCAGCAGAACTGTTAAAACCAGAATTTACAGTGGACGAATTACTACAAAGGTCTAGGGAATCAAGGCAAAGATTGTTAGATGAAAATACTCCTATACACAAACGCAGAAAAACACTAAAACTGAAAGAAGCAGATGAGGTACTTAAAGATTCAGAACGTAAAGTGAATCTGAAAAAGTACAAAGAACTGAAAGAGTTCAGTGATAAATTTGATCCCAAAAAATAACGTGAATGTACGACATGACCATGTTTGAAATAGAATTAAACGACTTCTACATACAATTTATTGGTTTCTTATTGACCATGCTTCTTGGTCTAGCTGTAAAAGATTACGCAGTAAGTTTTATGAAAGGTCTATTCTTTAGATTATTTTCACCGTTTGATGAAGGTGATAAAGTATTACTAGAAGACCAAACTGCAATGATAGTAAAAATAGGTTTAAATCAAACTGTCTTTGGTGTATATGGTGATGAAGGCTACACATGGAGATACGTACCGAACGAGAGGATTCCTTATTTAAAATTAGAGAAAGTTGTTGATAGCGAATTACACGCAGACTCAGCAGACGAAAAAGCAGAAAAGATACGTAAAATACTCAATAAAGAAAAATGAGCAACGGAAAAAATAAGTATAGTTTTATATACCAAGACCCCACTTTTCCTAAAGCACTAGAAGAACGTTTTAAAAGAATGGACGCTGACACTGGACCCAAAATGAGTGCAGGTCATGGACCTCAGTCTTGGCGAGATAAAGTAAGAGGGTTAGCTCTAGATAAATTTGGTGATACTGGAAGACGCTTTGCCGAAAGTATGGTCGGCATGAGCGAAGAAGATAAAATAATGAATTATTATCAGAGGAATCCAGACGTACAGATGGATGGTACATTTAGTAGACCTATATCCGACATGTTAAAATACGGCATGTCTGATTTTGGTTTAGCAGATGCAATTTTAACTGGTGCGACTTTTGGAACATCTGCCTTGCCGAGAGGTGTAGGTACTGCTGCTGCTATTGGTGAAAGTGCACTAATAGGTGGTGATGCATATGGTGAATATATAAAAGGCAACCCTCTAGCTGCAGGAATCATGGGCACACTGGTAGGAGCCCCTCCACTTGTAAGATATTTTGCAGGTAGAAAACCTCCTCCCAAAGGTCAGATGGAACTACAACTAAAACCTCAAGAAGAAATAGATTTAAAAAGGAGAAAATTTGCTAAAGCTCTAGGTCTTGGGTCAATGGGCATAGCAGCATTAGCAGCAGTACCTGGAAGTATTTTTAGACAAACTGGTAAAGCTGCAGCTAAACTTTTACCAATTAACGCAAACCCTGTAGGTCAAGCTCTGTCGAATATGATAACTGTAGGTAGTCCAAATAGTTATAGGACTATATTAGAAAACATGCCAAAATTTGGAGGAAAAAGTTCAAGAGAACTTCTATTAGATTATGGAGAAGATGCTGGTGATGTAGACGTAATGCTACAAATCGACGGACACCATTGGGGAGATATGGCTTACCCAATAACTGATATTTTTCACGAAGCTGGTAAATACGACAAAGTTCTAACTTTTGATGAATTTAAGAAAATAGCAGAAGATACACCTAAAAGGTATCCCGATGGAATGCCTGCTCCAGAATTTAAAAAGGAAGGAGGAGTTAAGTTATCCTATGATATATTTGAATATGAACCATTTCAAAAATCTGCATATAACGAATATTTAAGATCGATGAAGTTCATTAAAGAAACACCAGAAGGTCAAGACTTGGTATATGAAGCTGAAGAGTTAATGAAGATAAGACGTGAGGCGGAAAGAAAGTTTCCTGGTGCTGTGCCTGGAAGACCAAACGTACCTGATGAACACCCACTCTCAAAAGCACATTTTAAGAAGGACACCGAAGCATATTACAAAGGTCTGGAACTATATGAAGGACCAATGTGGGAAAAACTTCCAATAGTAGATTTTAATGATCCTATAGTGGGACAAGAAATTAGTAAAAACTTTCCTGCGATCAGCATTAATGACCCACTTAGAAAATTTAGTCCATCAAAAGATCTTCCAAATGAAGATACTTCACTCATATTTGGTCCCACTGAAGACGGTATGCAGATGCTAGAAAAACTAGCAGAAAAAATGATAAATAAATGAGCAACTACGATTTAAATGATCTTCCTGAGGATGTACTCAAAGAACATCTTCAGCTCACCGAAAGACTGAAAGAAATTGAACGAGTAGATACTTGTCAAAATAATTTTTTAGAGTTTGTAAAATCACAATGGCCAGGATTTATAGAAGGTGCTCATCATGTAAAAATGGCAGAAGCATTTGACCGTATAGCTAAAGGCAAAATAAAAAGGTTAATTATAAACATGCCTCCTCGTCATACGAAGTCAGAGTTTGCTTCTCACTTTTTTCCTGCTTATTTAGTAGGTCGTAATCCAAGTTTAAAAATACTGCAAGCAACACACACGGCAGACTTAGCAGTAAAGTTTGGTAGAAAGATTCGTGACTTAATTGACACAGATGATTTTAAAACAGTTTTTCCTAACGTGAACTTAAACCCAGATTCAAAAGCTGCAGGTAAATGGGAAACTCAAGATACTCGTGACGCAAAAAGACGTGGAGAATATTATGCGGTGGGAACTGGTGGTGCGTTAGCTGGTCGTGGTGCGGATCTATTTATTATTGATGACCCTCACTCAGAGCAAGATGCATTATCAAAAGTTGCGTTAGAAGATACTTATGAATGGTACACCTCTGGACCAAGGCAACGTCTACAACCTGGAGGAGCCATCGTTATAGTGATGACAAGATGGAACGTCAATGATTTAACAGGCAGATTATTAAAAGACTCAGCTCGTGATCCTAAAGCAGATCAATGGGAAGTTATCGAGCTACCTGCTATTCTACCCAGTGGTAAACCACTTTGGCCAGAGTATTGGCAAATAGATGAACTAGAAAGTGTCAAAGCATCCTTACGAGGTGGACCTAAGTGGCATGCACAATATATGCAGAATCCTTCAAGTGAAGAAGGGGCACTTATAAAAAGAGAATGGTGGAAAGAGTGGCCACACCCTAAACCACCACAGTGTGACTACATCATACAAAGTTATGATACAGCTTTTCTAAAAAGAGAACTCAGTGACTACTCAGCTATTACAACATGGGGAGTATTTTATCCAGAAGGTAGATTAGGTGGTGATGAAATTTATAGTGGTAATAGCCCACACATAATTTTGTTAGATGTTGTAAAAGGTAAATACACTTTTCCTGAATTAAAATCTGTAGCACTTGATCAATATAAACATTGGGAACCTGACGTCACTATTATAGAAGCAAAAGCAAGTGGACTACCCCTTACTCAAGAATTAAGAAATATAGGTATCCCTGTACAAAACTTCACTCCGTCAAAAGGAAACGATAAAGTTGCAAGAGTCAACGCATGTGCACCGTTATTTGAAAGTGGTATGGTATGGCATCCTGATACTAAATGGGCAACTGATGTAATAGAAGAATGTGCAGCTTTTCCTGCAGGCGACCATGACGATTTAGTGGACTCAACTACACAAGCATTGATGAGATTTAGGCAAGGTGGTTTTGTACAACTTCCATCAGATTATGAAGAAGAAGTATTATATCGCAAGAAAATGAGTTATTATTAACGCTTCTAAATTACAAATATGGCTATAGAACGACAAAGATATCCCAACCCACCAAAATTACAGGGATTAGGAGAAGACGAAGAAGATATAAATGTAATAGTGGAGGAGGAAGCAGAACCTACCACGGATTTTCAAATGGGACCAGACGGTCAAATGATCGCGGTCACAGAACAAGAAAGTATTCAAACTAATTTTGAAGTTAATTTAACCGAAGTCTTGGATGAAAGATACTTAGGGGAACTCACCTCTGAGTTAATGTCTTCGTATGAAGAAGATAAATCTTCCAGAGAGGAGTGGCTTGATGGTTTTTCTAAAGGTTTAGATTTACTCGGCATAAAAGCCGAAGACCGTGATCAGCCGTTCGCTGGAGCCTCTGGTGTCACTCATCCATTGCTGTCCGAAGCGACAACACAGTTCCAAGCACAAGCATATAAGGAGTTATTACCTCCGAATGGACCAGTGAGTACCAAAGTCGTGGGGGAAGAGACGCCAGAGAGCGTAGCCCAAGCGAATAGAGTAAAAGAATTTATGAACTACCAGATAACAGAAGTTATGGAAGATTACGACCCAGAGATGGATCAGCTGTTATTTCACTTACCACTATCTGGATCAGCGTTCAAAAAAGTGTATTATGACTCAATTTTAGAAAGACCTGCTGCTGTTTTCGTAAAAGCAGAGGATTTAGTAGTGAGTTATGATACCACTAACCTAGAAACTAGCCCTAGAATCACCCATTGCGTAAATATGACAGGTAATGATGTCCGTAAAATGCAACTTTCAGGTGTATATAGGGATATTGAGCTCGGTGGAGCTTCACCAAGTGAGTATAATGAAGCTCAAGAGAAGGTAGACGAGCTACAAGGTCTGTCAAAACCTGCTTCTGACTACAATAATTACACAATTTTAGAGTTTCATGTTGATTTAGAGCTTGATGGTATAGATGAATATGAGATAGCAGTACCATATATCGTCACTATTCTAGAAGATACAGGTGATGTACTCGCTATTAGACGTAATTGGAACCCTGAAGACACGAGTTTTAAGAAAAAAGAGTATTTTGTACACTATAAGTTCCTTCCAGGACTCGGATTTTACGGTTTTGGGCTAATTCACATGATTGGAGGGCTAACTAAGTCAGCTACAGCTATTTTAAGGCAATTAATTGACGCTGGAACACTCTCAAACCTACCAGCTGGGTTTAAAGCTAGAGGTATGAGGATACAAGGTGAAGATGAGCCACTAAGTCCAGGAGAATTTAGAGATGTTGATGTTCCAGGAGGAGCAATACGTGATGCATTAATGCCTTTACCGTATAAAGAGCCATCCAACGTGTTAGGTCAGCTATTAACAGTACTTATTGACTCTGGTAGAAGGTTTGCCAGTATAGCAGACATGCAAGTTGGTGATATAGGCAGTCAACAACTACCTGTAGGCACAACTGTAGCTATGTTAGAGCGTGGTACTAAGGTTATGTCAGCTATACATAAAAGACTACACTTTGCACAACGTAAAGAATTTAAGTTATTAGCAGAAATATTCGCTAAAACTTTACCACCAATGTATCCGTATGCAGTAAAAGGTGGTCAACAAGAAATAAAAGTTATGGACTTTGATGATCGTGTTGATATTATTCCTGTAAGTGATCCTAATATATTTAGTATGTCACAACGTGTTATGTTAGCACAACAAGAATTACAAATGGCACAAGCTGCACCACAAATACATAATTTAAGAGAAGCATATAAAAGAATGTATGAAGCTCTAGAGGTAAAAAACATTGATGCTATATTACCCCCACCTGTAGAAGTTCCACCTAGAGATCCTATTACAGAACAACAGGCAGCAATGATGGGGTCACCTATAAAAGCATTTGATTTTCAAAACCATGAAGCATATATTGCTGCACATAGTGCGTTTTTACAAAACCCTATGGTAGCTAACAATAAAACAGCAGTATCAGCAATAAGTGCAAATATACAAGAACACCAAGCTATGTTATATAAACAACAAATAGAACAAGCTATGGGTCAACAATTACCACCTATGGATCAAATGACCCCAGAAATGATGAACGAATTAGCTCTAGTGGCAGCTCAAGCTACTCAACAAGTGACAGGTCAGGCACAAGCTATGGCACAAGCTCAAGCAAATGCAGGTATGGACCCACTTCTTGCGTTAAAAGAACGTGAGATAGAAGCCAAACAACAAACTGACGCTTTACGAAGTCAGGTAGATTTAGCTAAAATAGAGTCTAATGAGGCGATCGCTGAAATGAAAATTGCCAGGGATCGAGAAAAAGAAACAAACGAAGCTTTTTCTAAAGTTCTTGAAGAAACTAGAAAAAGTGACACAGACAGCAGAGGTGCATAATGCCAGGTTCAATGAGAAAAAAAGCTAAGCCAAAAACGAAGAAAAACAACAAAAAGAAAAAGAAGTAGTGGCTGATAAGAAAAAAAGTAGCAGTAAATACCATACTACGAAAGATGGTCGTAGAGTCAAAAAAGGACTTTATTATAACATCAATAAAAAACGTAAAGAAGGTAAAAAAATGCGTAAAAAAGGAGCTAAAGGTGCGCCTAAAGCTTCTGACTTTAAAGCTGCAGCAAAAACTGCCAAGAAAAAACCTTCTAAAAGGAAGAAGAAATAATGGCTGAATATAAAGGTAAAAAAGTCACTCTTAACAAACCCAGAAGAATATCTAAAGGGAAACCTGGATATGGAAAGAAAACGAGGGAAGTTTTTGTGAAAAACAAAAATGGAAGGGTAGTAAGAGTGACATTTGGTGATCCAAATTTAGGAGCACATCCTGGAAATAAGAAAAGGAAAAAATCTTATTGTGCTAGGAGTAAAAGTATGGGGAGTGATAAAACTAAGGCTAATTACTGGTCTCGTAGACAGTGGAAGTGTTAGAAAATAAATTTTGGATTCAATAGTATTGATAGAAAGGTTTCTTAGAAACCTCAGGGATAGGAGAGAGCAATTAGAGAATACTCTTATCGCTGGTGGAATCAAGAACATGGAAGATTACAAAAAAATAGTAGGCGAAATATCAGGTCTTAATTTCGCTGAATCTTTAATAATAGACCTGCAAGGCAAAGAGGAGCAAAAAGATGGAAGTTGATCAAACTAAATCATTTGGCGAAGGCACACCTAAAGTATTACCAGACTTGGTAGATAATTTAGGTAAAATGAAAAAACCCGAAGAAGAGAAGTATACCGCAGAAAAAATTACTGAGGATGAATCTCTTACAGAGAAATTACCTAAACCGACAGGTTATAGGATACTAATACTACCGTTCACCCCTAAAACTACAAGTAAGGGTGGCATTATTCTGGCAAACCAAACTTTAGAGAAAGAAAGACTAGCTACTAATGTTGGTTTCGTAGTATCATTAGGACCAGATGCATACAAAGATAGCAATAAATTTCCAGAAGGACCATGGTGTCAAGAAAGAGATTGGGTTATTTTTGGCAGGTACGCAGGTGCTCGTATCAAAATTGATGGTGGGGACTTACGTTTATTAAACGATGATGAAATATTGGCAAGAATAGAAAATCCTGAGGATATTCTTTCAAGCTCGTAAATAATCACGCAACCAAAAGAGGTATAACATGGTAGAAACCGTGCAAGCAGAAGAAGAATCACTGGAAGTGACTCTTGACGAAAACAATGATGTTGTTCAAGAAGAACAACAAATAGCAGTAGAAGAAACTACTGAAACACAAGAAGCATCATCCGATGCTAATGAAATCGAAGAGTATAGTGACTCGGTACAAAAACGTATCAATAAACTTACTTATAAGATTAGGGAAGCAGAAAGGAGAGAAAAAGCTGCCATTGAATATGCACAAAATGTTCAAGGTGAGTTGAACTCTACTAAAGAAAAACTTTCGCTTCAAGATAAAAACCTATATGATGAATACAGTGCTCGAGTAAGTTCTGAACTTACAGCTGCAGAAAATAAGCTAAAACAGGCTTATGAGATGAATGATTCAGAGGCAATCATTGAAGCTCAAAAGTCATTAGCTACTTTGTCAGTAGAGCAAGAAAGTTTAAATAGGGTAAAACCAACAAAGGACGAAACAGAGAAAGAAGTACAAGTTGAAAGTGTTGAAAATACTGAAATACCTTCTGCTCAACGAACTCCAGAACCTGACCCTAAAGCAGTTGCTTGGGCAGATAAAAATGAGTGGTTTGGTAAAGACGTAGCTATGACTAGCACAGCCTTTGCCTTTCATAACCAACTTATTAGAGATGAAGGTTTTGACCCTACCTCTGACGATTATTACGCAGAGTTAGATAAAAGAATTGTAGATGCATTTCCTCATAAATTTGATGGTAGTGCGCCACAAAAGAACGTGCAGGATGTAGTAGCCGTGTCTTCCAAGGGGGCAAGGTCAACCAAAAAAGCACGCACCGTTCGTTTGACACCGAGCCAACTCTCAATAGCGAAGAGACTTGGTGTGTCACCCGAAGAATACGCTAAACACGTGAAAACGTAGGAGTAAAAATGGAAGAAAATACCAAATCAGCTAGAACTCCAAGAGCTGCAGAGTCACGAGAAAAAACAGTTCGTGCGAAACCATGGCGACCTCCGTCTTTATTAGACGCACCTGAGCCACCTGATGGATATGTATACAGATGGATACGTGAATCTATGGTAGGACAAGAAGACAAAGCGAATATGTCTAAACGTATTCGTGAAGGGTTTGAACCTGTGAGAGCAGAAGATCACCCTGAGTTTGAAGCTCCAACTGTAGAAGATGGTAGACATGCTGGTGTTATCGGTGTTGGTGGGCTTATACTCGCTAAAATACCTGTGGAAACAGTGAATCAAAGAAGGCAGTATTATGAAAATATGTCTGCTGATCAAATGAATGCTGTTGACCATAATTTAATGCGAGAAAGTAATCCTGTGATGCCTATTGAAAAACCCAATAGACAAACCAGAATTACCTTTGGAAGTGGTAATAAAGAAGATTAATTCTTTATTACTGTAATTTTAATTTTTGCTTATTAAAGGTGAAAAATGGCAAATGTAAACGATCCTAACGGATTTACTCCAGCATATCATATGTCTGGGGGAACTATCAGACCATCTGAGTTTGCTATCCAAAGTGGTGCAACTGGCGACATCTTCGCTGGTGACGTTGTTAAACTTGCTTCTGGATACGTTCTTCAAGGTGGGGCTACTGATGCTCCTCTCGGTGTATTTTATGGTGTAGAGTATACAGCTACCAATGGCGAAATAGTTTTCTCTAGAAAATGGCCATCGGCTACAGCTACACAAGGTTCTGCAGACGCTAAAGCATATGTATATGCTGACCCTGATATCGCATATGAGGCACAGTACACTGGTACTCCAACTCAAGCTGATATAGGGAAAGTACATACTATCTCTACAACTGCAGGTGATACTAACAACAACCGTTCGAAAGAAGGTGTGACTACTACTACTGCTAGTGGTATTGCTAAACAAGTTGGTTTCGTCGAAAGACCTGACAACTCAATTGGTCAATACGCTAGAGGGTATTTTACGTTCCCAGCTTCAACGTTCGGTAATGACTAAAAGGTGATATAGATGGCTATCAATAGAGCTCAATTAGTAAAAGAACTCGAACCTGGACTGAATGCACTTTTTGGTTTAGAGTATAACAGATTTGAAAATGAACATGCTGAAATTTTCGATACTGAAACTTCGGAAAGAGCTTTCGAAGAGGAAGTAATGTTATCTGGTTTCGCACAAGCTCCAACTAAAGGAGAAGGTGCAGCAGTGACATACGACACAGCACAAGAAACTTTCACTTCTAGGTACTCTCACGAAACTGTTGCATTAGCTTTTGCGTTGACAGAAGAAGCAATCGAAGATAATCTCTACGATACTCTTTCTTCAAGATACACTAAGGCTTTAGCACGTTCAATGGCGACTACTAAACAAGTTAAAGCTGCGAATGTTCTTAATAATGCTTTCTCAACTTCCTTCCCAGGAGGAGACGGAAAACCATTATTAACTACTGACCACCCTACACTAAGTGCAGGAGATCAGTCTAATGAACCAAGCACAGCTGCTGACCTGAATGAAACTTCGCTAGAAAATGCGATGATTGATATTGCTGCTTTTAAAGATGAAAGAGGCATTAAAGTCAACGTTCAAGCTAGAAAGTTAATCATACCTCCTCAATTACAGTTTGTTGCTGACAGAATACTAAACTCTCCTGGTAGAGTAGGTACTTCTGACAATGACATCAACTCATTGAGAAACATGGGTATGTTGCCTGAGGGTTATGTAGTGAACCATTACTTAACAGATGCTGACGCATTCTTTATCAAAACTGACTCTCCTAACGGTATGAAGCACTTCGAAAGAGCTGCAATGACTACTGGAATGGAAGGTGATTTTGAAACTGGTAATGTTCGATACAAAGCTAGAGAAAGATATTCTTTCGGATTTAGTGACTGGAGAGGAATGTACGGTTCCCCAGGAGCATAATCTTAATATCATATCTCCATGATAAAAGTTAGGGAAGCTTCGGCTTCCCTTTCTTTTGGTCAAAAAACAGTATAGAATTCTTGTATCTAGGTTATTAACTTGTTCTATAGACTGACCTAGCAGACAAGCCGAGACTATAGAACATATTTCCTAAGGAGGGAAATTATGGCAAAATCAACATTCTCAGGTCCAGTAAGATCTCTTGCTGGTTTTATATCTGCAGGTAATGCTAATGTTGTTAGTTTAACAGCTGACACTACTTTAACTGTAGATTCACACGCAGGCAAAGTTTTACTTTGTAATGATGCTGACGGTAAATTTACTTTACCAAGTATCGTAGCTACTGCTCCAGGAGCAGATGATGACCCTAATCAATTAAATAATTTAGGGGCTACATTTACTTTTGTCGTAGTCACTGCAGCAACTGATATGGACGTCTTAACAGATGGTACAGATAAGTTTGTAGGTGGTTTATACACAGGTGTAAATAATGCTACAGGTAAAACTTTTATCTCTGGAGCATCTAATGATGTTATTACTTTAAATGGTTCTACTAAAGGTGGATTAGCTGGAAGTATAATAACAGTGACAGCTATAGCTTCTGCCAAGTATGCCGTTGAAGGTATTACTTTAGGTTCAGGAACTTTAGTCACTCCATTCGCTGACGCATAATAGGAGTAAACCATGGCTGATACCGTATCATCAACAACCATCTTAGATGGTGATAAAGACTTTATAGTACAACTTACCAATGTTAGTGATAGCACTGGTGAGAGTGCTGTGACTAAAGTAGATGTAAGTGGACTTACAGCTAGGAAAAGTGATGGAGCTGCATGTACAGGAGTAAAATTATTTAGAGTGTATTACAGTATTTTAGGTTTTACTAAAATAGGATTACTGTGGGACGCTACTACAGATACTCTCTGCATGGAGCTCAATCCAAGTGCCGATGGTGTTTTAGACTTTAGCCCTTTTGGTGGATTACAAAATACTTCTGGTAGTGGTAAAACAGGTGATATAAACCTAACCACAACTGGAGCAAGTAGTGGTGATTCATATATGATTGTTTTACATTGTATAAAATCATATAGCTAAATATGGCAACATCTGGAACTAAAACTTTTTCCCTCAGTATAGCAGATGCTATAGAAGAGGCATATGAGTTAGCAGGACTAGAAGTCAAAACAGGTTATGACGCAGAAACTGCGAGAAGATCTCTCAACATTATGTTTGCTGATTGGTCAAACAGAGGTGTAAACCTTTGGACTATTGAACAAGTCAGTTTAGATTTAGTATCGGGAACTTCAAGTTATACTCTAAATTCTTATGATTTAGATATAGTTTCTGCTGTCATACGTCAAGTAGCCTCAAACGGCACACAAACAGACCTACAGATAACCAATATAGGTAGGACAGAATATCTTAACATACCTAATAAAGCTAGTACAGGAAGACCTACACAGTATTTTATTGATAGACAAACAACACCTGTATTAAAGGTTTGGCCAACACCAGATAGTGCAGCAACATATAAATTTGTTTCTTACAGAATACAAAGAATAGATGATGTTTCAGCATCAGCTCAAGATCCAGAAGTACCTTCTAGATTTATGCCTTGTATGGCAAGTGGCTTAGCTTATTACATAGCACTAAAGAAAAACCCAGAAAAAGCAACTTTATTGAAAGCACAATACGAACAAGATTTTAAATTAGCATCAGAGGAGGATAGGAACAGAGCTTCTGTGATGCTTACTCCTACTAGGAGCAATTACTAATGGCTTACGCAAGTGGTAAATTTTCAAAAGCACAATGTGATAGATGTGGTTTTGTATATGATTACCCTGACTTAAAAACTGAGTGGAATGGATTAAAAACATGTCCTACATGTTATGAAGTAAAACACCCACAACTTGAACCAATCAGGCACGTTATTGACCCAGAAGCGTTAAGAGAAGCTAGACCAACAGAAAGTGCTCCAACCACAGGATTGGGTAGAGTTTTTTCAAGCAACCCAGTAGACTCTCAAGGTGTGAGTGGCATAGCCCTTAACGGCTTAGCTAATAATGATCCCATAGGTTCAGAGTTTGATATGAAAAAACTTACAGGAAGTCTTGGGGAAGTAAGCGTTGTTATTAGTTAATCTTGTGATATAATTTTCCCATGAGCTTCACACTTTCTACACTCAAAACAGCAATACAAGATTATGCAGAGTCAAGTGAAACAACTTTTGTGACTCACCTACCTGATTTTATTAAAACAGCAGAAGAAAGAATACTAAAAGCTGTTCAACTTGACGTTTTTAGAAAAAATGTCACAGGTACGCTCACAGCCTCTAATACTTATTTAACTAAACCTACAGATTTTTTAGCACCATTTAGCGTAGCTGTAATAGATGGTAGCAATAATTATAATTTTTTAAAATTAAAAGATGTTTCTTTTATAAGAGATTACACACCAGCTGCAGCAACCACAGGAACACCTAAGTATTACGCAGACTTTGATCAAAACACATTTATGTTGGCTCCAACACCTGATTCTAATTACACAGCAGAAGTACATTATTTTTATAGACCAGCGTCATTAACGGCAGGTAGTGATAGTGGTACAACTTGGTTGTCTGAAAATGCACCTAATTCATTACTTTTTGGTAGTTTAGTAGAAGCATCAACGTATTTAAAAAATGAAACAGAAACAGCTTTATATCAAGCCAAGTTTGCAGAAGCTATAACTCTTTTGAAAAACTTAGGTGAAGCAGAAGCAGTCACTGACGAGTTTAGATCAGGGAAGGTAGCAAAACAAAGAATATAAAATGCAAACTACAGGGTTAGAGGGGAAGGAAATAGCAATAGTCGCCATGGGTGAAAGTCAATTAGACTTTCATTTATCACTCATACACAGCAATAAATACGATGAAGTATGGGCAATAAATGCTATGGCAGGTATAATTAAGGAAGTAGATAGAGTATTTATGCTTGATCCAGCATCAAGGTTCCTCGATACGGACGATGCAGGGACACAGACAGGTATAATGAGAAAGATGCTACCTACCCATCCTGGACCTATTTACACCTGTGAATTAGATGATAGAGTTCCTGGAGCAGTCCTTTATCCTTTAACAGATGTAGTAGAAGCTACAGATTGTGCGTATTTTAATAATACTATCCCTTACGCAATAGCTTACGCAATGTACCAAAAAGTAAAAGCAATCAATCTATTTGGTATTGATTTTACCTATAAAGGTAATTTACATTTCGCAGAAGAAGGTAAGGCTTGTGTTGAGTTTTGGCTTTCAAAATGTATAAGTGCTGGTATCGATGTAAAGATAGCACCAAGATCTAGTTTATTAGATACAGATAAACCTTTGAGCGAAAAACTGTATGGTTATCACAGACTTGATGATCCTATAGTAGTTGGTCACTCACAAGGTCAAGGGTTTAAAACTATGAAGGTCAGTGAGTATGAAGCCCTACAAAAAGAACTACAATTACAAAAAGTTAGAGAAGTAGGGACAATACTTGAAGTACCAGAAGCGAAGAGGTATTAATGATAGAAATAGAAACAGTGAGTAATTTAGGTGGTATCACCGTAGAGACACAACAATATAGAGGACACCCACCTGAGTATTGGGCAGAAAGAGCAACTGAAAGGATATGTGGTATTTCTGAAAACGCAGAAGGTCATGTCAAACAACAGGCTGAGGCTTTTAAGGTAGCTATTTACAACACAATACTTTATTATATAAAAGCTGGAATCAATAGTGAAAGATGCACTATGCGTAATTTACTAGAACAGCAAGGACATAAAGATTTAGCTAAGATATTAACGGAGTTAAAATAATGGCAATTACATCTACATTAACAAGCAGTTTTAAAAAAGAATTGCTAGAGGCAGTTCATAATTTTAAGAACTCTGGTGGTGATACTTTTAAACTAGCTTTATACACTAGCTCAGCCACTATGGGAGCAACTACAACTGCGTATGCAACAACTAACCAAGCAACTGGAACTAACTATACTGCTGGAGGCGGAACTTTAACAAGAGTGGACCCTTCACTTGATGGTACAACTGCTATTACTGATTTCGCTGATTTAACTTTTGGAACAGCTACAGTGACAGCCAGAGGTTGTCTAATTTACAATAGCAGTGATTCTAACAAATCTGTAGCTACCATAGATTTTGGTGGAGATAAAACTTCCACAGCTGGTGATTTTACTATAGTTTTTCCTGCAGCAGCAGCAAGCACAGCTATTATCCGAATAGCGTAGGGGGAGAGCATGGCTCTTGTCCTCAACGATAGGGTAAAAGAAACCACAACCACTACTGGTACAGGCACAGTTAATCTAGCTGGAGCCGAAACTGGTTTTGAAACTTTTGTAGCAGGTATAGGTAATACTAACACCACTTATTATGCGATAGTACATCAAACAGCAGATGAGTTTGAAGTAGGACTCGGCACAGTATCAGATTCTTCTCCCGACACATTATCAAGAACTACGATTATCAGCAGTTCTAATTCTGACTCAGGAGTAAACTTTTCCGCAGGAACTAAAGATGTATTTTGTACATTACCTGCAAGTAAA